GAAGCGGCGCGCTGGAACACGCGGCGCGTCGATGGCCGGAAATCGCGTTTCACGAACAAGGACCTGATCGCGCAGTGGATTGAAGACTATGGCGAGGATTCCGACTTTGTACGCGTGCGGGTCTTCGGTTTGCCGCCGGCCGCTTCCGAGCTGCAATTCATCGATACGAAGCGCGTGTCGGAAGCCCAGAAGCGTCAGGTCGAAGTGCTGGCCGACGAACCGCTCATCGCGGGCTTTGACGTGTCGGGCGGCGGCGCGGCGTGGAACGTCATCCGCTTCCGGCGCGGCCTGGACGCGCGCAGCATCAAGCCGATTCAGATCCCCGGCGAAGTGGCGCGCGATCGTTCGGTGCTGATCGCGCGGGCTTCCGAAGTGCTGCGCGAGACGCACAACGGCCTGAAGGTATCGGCGATGTTCGTCGACTCGGCGTTCGGCGCCGCGATCGTCGAGCGGCTGCACACGCTCGGCTTCGACAACGTCCATGAGGTGAATTTCGGGGGCCCCTCGGCTGACATCCATCAGCTCAACATGCGCGCCTACATGTGGAACCAGGTCAAAGACTGGCTTCCCAAAGGCGCAATCGATTCGTGTCCGCGCCTCGAAGCCGGTCTCAGCGGACCGGGCTATCACATCAACAGCGCGAACAAGCTGGTTATTGAAAGTAAGCAGTCCATGCTGGAACGCGGCGAAGCATCGCCCGATGACGCGGACGCGCTCGCGCTCACGTTCGCCCGGCGGGTCGCTTTGCTGTCGCCGAAGGCGAAACGCAGGCCGCGCGCCCCGCTCAGTCCCTGGTCCTAATTCACGAGATTGGAGTTTCACACAATGGCGACACTATCCGCCGGAGCGCGCAAAGCGCTGCCGAAATCCGAGTTCGGTCTGCCCGGCTCGAAGAAATATCCGATGCCGAATCGTTCGCATGCCGCGAACGCAAAGGCGCGAGCTTCGCAGATGGTGAAAAAGGGCAAGCTCTCGCCGGCCGTCGCCGCGCGAATCAATCGCAAAGCGGACCGCATTTTGGGGGAAAAGTAACCATGGCTGAACCGAAACACGAAATCGCCTCTATCGAGATCACGCCGGCCGAGAACGGGGGCCACACCGTCAAGCATCGCTTTAAGTCGAAGCCGACCTACCGCAAAGGCGGCCGCGAAGCGGGCATGGGGATGAGCTATCAGGAGCCCGAAGAGCATGTCTTCGGCAAAGCCGAAGGCAAGAAGATGCTGGCGCATGTCGGCAAGCATCTCGGCATCGGCGCGCCGGTAAGCGAAGGCGAAGAGGACGCCCCGCAGGAAGTCTAGCGGCTGCGGTTCTCGCTCCGCGCCCGGCTCTTAAACGCTCTCTCCGCCGCCGCAATTGGCAACAGGTACAGGCGCAATCCGGATTCACGTGGACCGTCCACGTCCGGGGATCGAACCCGGCAAAATCCACTCTCTCACAGGTTTTCGAAAGGGTTACCCATGAACATACTCAACAAGTTTTTCCTGAAGCGCGAGGAAGGCAAAGTGCACGGCGGCGTGCGCATCAACTTCATGACGCATCCGCCGCGCTCACTTACCACGGACGACGCGCTGACGCTCGCCGCCGATCTAATCGTCCGGGCCGGCGGCCTCCAAGTCTTCGAGCCGTACATCGTCGCGGCTTACGGAGGAAAGGAGAAGTTCGACGCGGCGATGGAAGCCGGTATCGACGCCAAGAACCTAGCCGAGGCAAAGAAAATGGCGAGCGCCAGTGCCCCGCTTATTTCCGTGCCCGCGCCGCCGAGTGCGCCGAAGCCTGTCACGCCACCGGCTCCGCCCGCGCCGACTCCCGCGCCGGTGCAAACAGCAGCGGCCGCGCCTGCTCCCGCTCCCGCGCCGCCGGACGCCAAGAAGTGAACATGGGCCGCTCCCAAGACGAAGAACGATTCGTGAACCGCGCGCTGATGTCGCACGGGCTCGGGAAGCTGGACGATCCCGGACTGATTCCCCAGCTCGGGTTTTTGTTCGGCCGGGTGGTCAAGACGCATGAGGATTTCCGCGTCTTCATCGCCCGCTGCGAGCCCGCAAAGCGGCCGTCGATGTACGAAGCGCTGAAGCCGTATATCCGCTTCGATCTGAAGCCGCTCGACGTATACATCGCCGAGACCCTCGCCCTCGCCGAATCGAAACAATTGCCCACCGTCGGACCGAACGGCGAGCTGCTGCCGTTCAAGATTCCGGAAGTGACGGCGAAACCGGAAAAAACCGGGGACCTGGCCACCGCGCAAAAGATTATCGACGAAGCCTTGGCCAAGCAGCATTTGACCGTCTTCTGCCGGCGCTGCACGCGCGAACAAACGTTCCACGGGATGCGCAAGGACGATTGCGTCGAGGCCGCGCGCCAAGCGGGCTGGAAGTATGTCGTCTCGGGCGACTTTCCTCCGTCCGAAATCTGCCCCGACTGCGCGGAAACGCGCGTCACGCTCTGACTGCCATGCCGTGGACTCGACAACAAGTTAAGTTCCTGCTCAGCGGAGCGACGCCATTGACCGATGCGCAGCGGAACAAAATGCTCCGTGAATTGAAGGCAAACCCGAAGCTCGGGCACGCCCGCAAAGGAAGCGCGGCGCTGAAAAGTGGCAAACGCCATGGCTAGACGAACGGCGGCGGACGAAACCGCGAGCGGGCGCGACGGCAAGAACACGGAACTCCTCAAGGAGATCCGCGAGCGCTATGCCTACGCCTCCGACATGTGGCGCGAGACCCGCGAAGAGCGGGCCATCGACATGCGCTATATCGCGGGCGATCCGTGGGATGAAGAAGACCGGCGTGAGCGCAAGGACGCCGGGCGGCCGTGCATCAATCACGACGAACTGGGCCAGTACGTCAACGCCTGCGTGAATTCGGCGCGGCAGAACAAAAAGGGCATCAAGATCGAGCCGGCCGGGCGCGGGGCCACGCCGAAAACCGCCGAAACGCGCCAGGGCATCGTGCGCCGCATCGAATACCGCTCGATGGCGCCTTCGATCTACGTCACGCAGTTTCAGGCGATGGTCGAAGGCTCGTACGGCTTCTTCCGCATTTCGCGCCGCTACGTCTCGGACGATTCCTTCGACCAGGAAATCGTCATCAAAAACATCGCGAATCCGGATTCGGTGCTTTACGATCCGGACACCAAGGAGCCCGACTGGTCCGACGGTAAATGGTGCTTCGTACTCGATCCGATTCCGCGCAAGGAATTCAAGCGCCGCTGGCCGAAAGCGCGCGTCGTCGATTTTTCGCCCGACGACCTGCGCGTGGCGAAAGACTGGCTTAACGATAAGACCGTCCTGACCGCCGAATACTGGAAGATCGTCGAGACGCCCTACACGCTTTACCAGCTTGCGGACGGCACGGCCGTGCGCGAACTGCCGAAAGGCGTCGAAGCCGTGCAAACACGCGAGGTGCTCGAAAAGAAGCTCGTCCAGTACATGACGAACGGCATCGAGATTCTCGAAGAGAATCCGCAGCCGGGCGAGCTGCTCGCCATCATCCCGGTCGTAGGCCTCGAACGCTACATCGACGAAGACGGCAGCGGCGCGAAGCGCAAGCTGTTCTCGCTCGTGCGCCTGGCGCGCGATCCGCAGATGAGTTTGGCTTACCTGAATTCGCAGGAGATGGAAGAAGCCGGCCTGACGCCGAAGACGCCCTACGTGGGCTATGTGGGCCAGTTTGAGTCCGACTCCGAGGCCTGGGAGACGGCGACGAAACAGCCGCACGCCTTTTTGCAGGCCGACCCGATTACCGATGCGACTTCCGGCACGGTGCTGCCGCTCCCGCGCCGCGAGCCGTTTACGCCTAATTTCGCGCAATACGAGACGGCGAAGGAATCCTGCCGGCGCGCCGTGCAGGCGGCCATGGGCATTTCACCGCTGCCCACATCGGCGCAGCGGCAAAACGAAAAATCGGGCGTGGCGCTCGAACGCATTCAGGCGCAGCAGCAGATCGGATCGTTTCATTTCACCGACAACTATGAACGCGCGCTGGCCTTCGCCGGCCGCGTGATCGACTCCTGGATTCCCGTCGTCTACGACACGGAACGCGAGATCGCGCTGGGCAAGCCCGACGACTCGCACGAAGTGGTGCGCATCAACACGGCCGAACCTTACGCCGACGAAAAGACCGGCGAACTGAAACATTTCCCGGTGACGGACAAAGGCGATCACGACGTTACGATTTCCGATGGGCCAAGCTACGCCTCGCAGCAGGAGGCGGCCAGCGACTTCTTGGACCTGCTCGTCCAGAATCTCGAAAAGATTCCGCCGCCCGGCTCGCCGCAAGCGAAGCTGTTCGCGCTGGCGATCCGCATGAAGCAGCTCGGGCCGATGGGCGACGAAATGGCCGATATCGTCTCGCCGGACGAAACGCAGCCGCTGCCGCCGCAAGCGCAAGCGAAGCTGCAGCAGCAATCGCTCATGATCTCGAAGCTCTCCGACATTGTGCACAAGCTGATGGACGAAAAGCAGGCCAAGCTGCCGGAACTCGCCATGAAAGAACGCGTCGCGCTGATTCAGGCGCGCGCCGGCATCATCGAAGCATTCGTCAAGGCGCAGTCGAGCGAAGCGCTCGCGTTATTCCAGGCCGATCTCGAGCACATCGACCGGCAGCTCGCGCTCATCCCCGATCCGGGCGCGGAAACGGTCGCAGGCGGCGCGCCCGCTCCGGCCGGGCTTCCGGGTCCGCAGCCTGCCGGCGCTCCCGGCTTGCAGATCGTGCCGCAGCCGGGCGGCGCGCCTCCGCAACCGCAGCCAGGCACATAAATTTATGTGTCTTGATCCTTCGAAAATTCAGATGCCGCGTTACCGCTGTCACAAAGAAGTGTGGGCGCTGAAAATCGCGGCGATTGACGGCGACGTCATCACGCCAGCCGATGCCGGGTACGCTCCGTTTCAACTGATGCCGGAGTATTTCGAAAAGCACAAGCCGCGCGTCGGTGGGTACTACGTGATGTATGCCGATGGCTACGCGTCATTCTCGCCGGCGAAAGCATTCGAAGACGGCTACACGCTGATCGCGCCTTCACAAGTTTAACGATCTCCTCATTCCCGCAAGCCTCGTTTCTTGAGGCTACGGGTGAGTCTCGCCCTCCGGAGCGGATCCGGAACTACAAACTATGCCAGACGTAGCCACACCGGCGGCGGAATCGTCAACCGCCGCGCCTCAGACCGAAACCGCCGCGCTCGAAGTGCCGCGCGACGGCGAAGCGTACGCGCAATGGCGATTGACCGGGAAATTACCGGAAGCCGCCGCGCCGAAAATAACCACGCCGAAAGAGGACTCGACACCCTCGAAAACATCCGTAAGCGAAACCGCCTCGGAAGCGGGCACCGACAAGCAGGGGAAGAAACCGAAGGAACGCGACAACGCGGCCGACCGGCTGAAAGAGCTGCTCGACGATCTGAAGCAGGCCGGCTATACGCCCGCCGAACTGAAGACGCTGCGCAAGCAGGCAGCGGCCGAAAGCGCGAAAGCGCCGGAACCGCCGAAAGGTCCGGAGCCGCCCAAGAAGCCAAAGCAGGACGATTTCGAAACGTACGACAAGTACGAAGAGGCCGTCGACAAATGGCATGAAGCGGTCGCCGATTACCGCGCGGAACTGAAGATCCAGGAACGCGATCGCCGACGGGCGCAAGAGGAATCGCAGCGGGCCACGAACGAAAAGCTCGAAGCGGCCGAAAAGCGCTACGGCGCGGAAGCGAAGACGACCATCCAAGCCGCCGCGAAAGAGATCTTCGACAACCAGCAAATCGCCGGCGTCGTTAAGGCTCTGATCAGCGATTCGCCGGTCATCGCGGATCTGCTCTACGTGATGGGCTCGAAAGGCGACGACTTGAAAGAGTTCGTCCAACTGGCGAAAACCCATCCGGGACAGGCGATCCGCAAAGCGGTTCTGCTTGAGCGCCTGGTGACCGAAGAGCTGGCCAAAACCTCAAAAACCGAGGCCGGCGGCTCCGAGGGAACAGGGCGTAACGAATCCGGCCAGTTCACCAAACCCCCCGCAAAAAAAGTCACCGAAGCGCCTCCACCGCCGAAGGAGACGGGCGGCCGTCAAGCCGCGCCGCCCGACGAAGTGGAGCGCGCCGTAACCGCCAAGGATTTCACGGCTTACCGCAACGAACAGAACCGGCGAGACCTGGCGCGACGCCAAGGACGTTAATCCGCAATGCCCAATCTTTTTCTAGACACCAGCTGGGTCTCCATGGAGATCCTGCGCCTGCTGTTGAACATGCTCGAAATAGCCGAGTATTTCAACCGCGACTGGGAGCGCGACTTCAATAAGGAATTCGCCCCCGGCTCTTCGATTACGGTCAAGTTTCCGCAGCGCTTTTTCGCGACCGACGGCATGGGCTACAGCCCGCAAGCCATCAATCGCATTTCGACCACCATCAGCCTCGATGAGTGGATTCAGGTCGCCTTCGAATGGGACGACTACGAGAAAGCGGTCAAGCTCGAACGCTCCGAGGAAGAGCTGCGCGAGAACTACTTCATTCCCGCCGCCGCGACCATGTCGCAGGAGTGGGATTCCCGCTGCGCGAAGTTCGCCTATCAGAACGCGAGCAACGTGGTCGGCGCGCTCGGCACCGATCCGAATAGTGTGTCCACGTTCTACGATGCGCGCGCCATTCTGAAGCAGCAGGCCTGCCCTCCCGGCAAGCGCTGCATGCAGATCAGCTCTTCGATGATGTCCACGCTCGGCTCGGCCATCACCAACGTCTTCAACCCGGTCGACGAGATCACGAAGATGTGGAAAGACGGCGCGATCGGACGCCTGGCCGGCTTCGACTTCTTTGAGTCGAACTCGCTCTATACCCACACCGCCGGAACCTGGGCGGGCGCGGTCACCGTCACCGGAGCGAACCAGAGCGGCACGTCTTTGATCATCACCGGCACGGCGGGCGACACGATCAAAAAAGGCGATAAGTTCTCGATCTTGAACGTTAACGCGGTCAATCCGATGACGCGGCGCTATGCCGGTCCCGCCGTCGCCAAGAGCTTCGACGCCATGCAGGATTACACGCTGACGGGCGGCGCGGACACCATCAACATCCTGCCCGCCATCTATGGACCAGGCTCGCAGTACCAGAACGTCGACGCGCTGCCGGCCGACGGCGCGGCGCTAACCTTGTGGCCGGGCACGACCGATCCCAACGGCAAATCGGGCACGATCGGGCTCGGTCTCTCGCGCTATGGTTTCGCGCTGGTCGGCGCGAAGCTCTATGTCCCGAAGGCGGTCGAGCAAGCGGGCCAGGCGCAAGATCCTGAAACGGGCCTGGCGGTGCGCCGCGTGCATGCCTGGGACCCGGTGCGGTCGATGAACATTCACCGCATGGATTCCCTCGGCGGATTCGGCAATCTCTACCAGGACAACGGCGCCTGCTGCGTGGTGGGCGCGTAATCAACCGGGGCACTCAGATGAGTGCCCCTTTGCATTTCAAATTCTGAGGAAAAATCACATGAACAAAATTCTGCGTTCTCTCTTTTTGTCGTTGGTTGTGCTGCTCTCTTTCGCGCCAGCCAACGCGCAAACCGCGCTCAAGCAGACCACGCTCGCCGCGGCGGTCACCAGTAGCTCCAGCAATCAGATCGCGGTCGCTTCGGTCACCGGCATCACCGCGAATAACACGCTGCTGTTCATCGATCAGGAAGCACTCTTCGTCGAGGCGGTATCCGGCACTACGCTGCAAGTGCAGCGCGGCGCTTCCGGCACGCGCGCCTCGACGCACGTGAGCGGCGCGGGGGTGCTGGCCGGGCCGCCGAACGCCTTCGCGAGCAGAGATCCGCAAGGCGCGTGCGCCAACGGCTCCGGCGTTTTCTTGTATTCGCCCGTGGTCAACGTCACGGACGGTTTGCAATGGCTGTGCGGCAAAGCCGGCTTCGTGATTCCGGGCTTTGGCAACAACACCGTGCCCAGAGGTTTCTCGGCGGCGGTCGCTTCCGTTGCGGGCGCAATTCTGCCCACTGGGCCTCTGTTCCACGTCACCGGCACGAACGCGATTACCGGCATTACCCTGCCGGTCGGCTTCAACCCGCAAAACGGCCAAACCATTTCAATCGTTGCCGACGCGGTCTTCACTTGGACGGCGGCCGGCAATATCGCCACGACCTCCGCGATCGCGCTTCTCGGCTCAACCAGCGGCGTCGTCATCGTGGGTAAGGTCTACACCTTCGTGTGGGACTCGGCAACCACGAAGTTCTACATCTTGGGCGCGTAAACCCCCTCCCTCATGCCCCTCTACGAAGCCAGAGGGTTGCGCGCCCGCAACAGCAACTACAAACCACTTACGAAAGAACAAAAGCGGGAGGCGCACGCCGCGCTGTTCGGCGTGCCCTCCCGCGCATCCGCCATGAACACACTCGACCTCACCAACGAAGACGCCGAACGCATGCGCGCGCTGCTCGCGCAGCACGACGCGAGCCACAGAAACGAGTCGAAGGAATTCGACCTGAATAACCCGCCCAAACAGCCGTACACGCACCAGCCGTTTCCGACGACGGTCTACCACCACGCCAAACGCCTCAACCGCAAGGCGAAGAACGCGCAGGAACTCGCCGAAGCTCTTGCTCATGGCTGGCAACAGAAGCCCTATCCAGCGGTAGCGCCGAAGGCCTCCGCCGCGGCCTCGGCCGCCGTGGATGAGGACGACGAACCAAAACCGGCAGCGCCGCCGAAGGCCAAGCGCGCCGCGAAGTAACTCTTAAACCGGAGGCCCGGAAACCGTGAGCACTTGGAAGGACATCATCTTTGACGCGCTCGTCGAAATTGACGTCTACAACCCGAACGACCCGCTGCTCGCCGAAGATGCGCAGCAAGGCGCGCGCCGCTTAAATCGCATCATCGATTCGTGGGCCGCGCGCAAAATCTTTGCGTTTTCACAAACGTTCAACCTGTACACGCTCACGCCCAATCACCAGCCGACGTTGATCGGGCCCGGTCTCACCTCTCCGGACTTCGCCACGAATCCGGCGAGCGCGCCTCGGCCGACCTCCATCGAGAGCATCAGCCTGGTGCTGAACGATCAGACGCCGGTCGTCGATCTGCCGCTGAACCGGCGCGATAAAGCCTGGTGGGCGAACCAGCAGGTCAAGCCGCTGACAACGAACGTTCCCACCGACTACTACTACCAGCCGAATTTCCCCAACGGCGCAATCTATTTCTGGCCGGTCCCGAATTACGCGTACCAGGCGCGCGTCGAAGAGCGCACCGAACTGGCGCAAGTGCCTTCCGACCTGACGCAGAGCTTCGTCGCGCCGCAGGGCTACGAGCTGGCCTCGATGCTTACGCTGGCCGAGCATTCGGCTACGCCGTATGGACGGCCGATGCCTCCGGACCTGCCTGGCCGCGCCGCTCGCGCGCGGGCCACGGTGCAGGGCAATAACGCGGCCAGCCCGCGCATCGCTTCGGCCGACTGGGGCACGCGCGGCAAACGCGCCACGGCGGATTTTAACTACTTCACGGGCGGACCGAGCTCCCGCTTCTAAACCGATGGCGAAGTTTCCGAATTTCATCGGCGGCAGCTATCAGGCCAGACCGTCTCAAGCGGATGCCGAACGCTCGATCAATTGGTATCCGGAGAAGATCGAATCGCCCGGCGGCCAGACGAAGACTTCGTACACGCTGCGATCGAAGCCTGGTCTTAAGGGCTTCGCGGACGTGAG